AAGACATTGCAAGAATTGTAATGTTAAATGTTAAAACTTGCTCTTGTAGTTGTACATCATTTACAATGATGTGTGCAAGTGGAAATATTGTTTGTTTACTTAAATCAATGTCAGTAATTTCTCCAGTTGTGACAGTATTGATATTAATATCATTGAGTAATTGAGTTTTAATATTTTGTGTGATTTGATAAAATCCGCGTATACCTTGATTACTCATTTCATTTTGCTTTTGATATTTTTATTTTCTAACTCTTGTTTCTCTTTCATAAAACTTAGCATTGTAAAACACTTATGAACATTTAGTTGAGTGATATTTTCAAATCGTCTAATATCGCCTTGAGCGAGTCCGTAAATGCTAGCATACCATCCCCACTTATGAGAAAATTGTCCGATGGCTGTGAGCTGATTGGCGTCTCCACTGAATAACTCATCATAACCTTTGACAAGTCTATCCCTAAATGATAAAAAAAAAGTATACTTGAGAAAACCACGTCTAAAGGCATTTGCTTCATTTTCTCTTGACCTATGGCAGTATAGTCCACAATTTTATATTTGTCTTTTAGCTTTAACTCTATTGGTCTGTAAAGCACTGCCATAGCTTTCTCCATTTGTTGCCAGTCGCTTATGTATGTGTCCAAGTCTATATATTCGCCGAGAGTCATTTCGTCAAGGTTTGGAATAAAACCATAATTTGTTTCATTCATTTTGAACTCTCTTATCAATGTGGGTTTTTCTTCAAATATTTTATTGATGATTTTACTAACTTTTGCTATGTCTTTCATTTTCATAAAGAAAGTTTCTTTAAGTTCTGCTTCACAAAATATTTCAAGCATTTTACTAGCTAGAAACTTCTCGTCGGTATTTTCTTCCTGTATTTTTAAAAACTTTTGGTATTGCCACAATTTGATTTCTGACAAACTTTCTGGAATCTTCAATTTTATTTTCATATTTATATATCGTTTTTTTTATAAGGTTTTTAAATAAAAAAACCCCTATCACTAAGATAAGGGTTTCACCACTTTAAAACTAACCTATGAAAACTTATTAACGTGGTTTTAAAAGCTCATCATACTCTTTACTAAAAATGAAATCAAAATATTCTTTTTTAGAAACGGCGAGTCTTGTTTTTGGGTGGATGTATTTTCGTGTTTGTTCTTTGTTGTTTTGCATAAGCGTTTTTTTAAATTTTTACAAAAGTAATAAAAAAAAAAATAGAATAATAAAGAGCAAAAAAAAACCACCTTGATAGGTGGTCTTTGATTTAGATTTTTTGATTTTAAAAATTATCTATTGCATAATCCCCGCATTCGCTCAAAGTTTTTGTTTTGTAGTCAAAACCATCTTCTTTCATTTTATTAAGAACTATCTTCGGGTCAATGCACATATCGAAAAATAGAGTCACAATTTTGTGAAAGTGAATTACAGCTTCATATTCAGCTTTTCTTTGTCTTTGCTCTTCAGCAAATTTAGCTTCATATTCTGCAACTATTTTGTTAGATTCAGTCGTATACATCTCTTTTGTTAAAGAAGCGCATACTCTTGCTAATTGATTTAATCTTAAAGAATATAATTTATCGCTTGTAGTTTTGTGTGTTTTCATTTTATTTGTTTTTATTATTAATTAATTTTTATCTGTCAATTTCAATGACAAGTCGGTCAAACCATAAATCTGGGTCTTTTTGTGCAAGTCTTAGAGTCATAAGGTCAATTTCTCTTTCTTTTTCTTGACCTAATCTATGGATTGCTGAAATTGCTCTTTCAATCGAATTTAAGAAGGATTGCTTCTTGTTTGGATTTGATTTTGCGATTCTTATTGTCATATCGTTGTTTTTAAATTTGTACCAAATTTAATTAACATTTGTCAATAAAACAAATATTTTGTAAAAAAAATTTATCTAAGCACATATTTACCAAAATTGACATTGCTTAAAATAGAATAACAAGCGTATCGAATTGCGTCAATACAATGGTCATTTCCTTCTTGTGCTTTGTTTAAAGTTTTTCCAGCTTTGTCCGTCATCCATTTGTAGTTTCTAAATTCTCTAATTGTGTTTGTACTGTCTTTATGAATGTGGATTTTATAACGTTTTAGTAAATCTATACCCGCGTTGATGCTGTCTTTACCTTTGACGCTTGGTCTGATATTGAATCCAGCTCTACGTATTTCTTCAATTAATCTTGGTTCAGCACTATCAGCGTATATAGGTGTTCGCTCAATATAAAGCGTTTTAAGGAACGATACGATGTCCGACAATGTCATCATAGTCCTATATAAAAACTCTTTAACAAACAAGCTGTGATTGTCCTTAAACACCGCGATAAGTGTTGTTGGGTCGTTGGTGTAACCAAAATCCATTCCGTAAGAGACTAAACTTGCAGTTTCTGGAATCTTAGAACACTCTGAAAAATTAAATATCACTCCTTTAGTTTTTGTTCTTTGTCCTAATCCGTAAATTTTCCAGTAATCTAAATCAGTTTCTTTAAGTCTTTCTATTTCTTGTATTATACTCTTTTCAAGAAATGGGTTGTCTTTGTATGTAGTGATAAAAAAATCAGAATCTTCACGTGGTATTACTTTCTCATAAATCCAATGGTGTTCTTCTGATGGATTGAAGTCTAAAATGATTCTCCCGTTTGTTCTAAATATTAACTGTTGCCAATCTTCAAAAAACAATTCATTCGCTTCGTTTATAAAAAGTAAATCACGTTTACGTCCACGAATTTTTACTGGCTGGTCTAAAGATATAAACTCAACTAAATTACCAAACAACCTGTACTCGTGATTTGATTTGTTATGATTAAATTCAAAGTACAGTTTTTGAGCTTTGAGTATTTCAAAAAAGTCTCTCATTACTGTCGCTCTCAATGATGGAAAAGTTTTTCTGCAAATAGTTATTATTTTCTTTCTATTTTGAGAACAATAGCTTGCAATTATCCAAAGCAAAGAATTGTAAGTTTTACCGCTTCTTGTTCCGCCTTGCTGAATAATTATTTTCTTTTTGGAATTTGCGAGATGTTCAAAAACTACATTAGTTTGAATTTTCATTTTTTATAATCTCAACTTCAATTTTGTTTGGCACACCTTCAGCTCCTGTGATTTCTTGTCTTTCAATATATCCGCGATGTTTACCTTTAGTTTTTAAATAAAATATTGTTGCAGTTGTGTTTCCTTTTTCTATTTGTTTATGCAATTCACTCTCTGCAAAATCTAAAGCAATGTCCTGTATGTCCTTTACACGATTAGCAAACTTGTCATCGTTTTTTATCCAGTCGTAGTATGTCGTTCTACCAACACCAACTTGTCTGCACGCGGTAGTAACAACTCCAAGACTTTTCTCTAAAGCGTCTATTAATGCTTTTTTATGCTGTTCGGTTTTGTTCACTTTCTTTGAATCTATTTTGAAGTTTAATTATTTCTTTTCTATAATGCTCAACCAATAAATCATTTCTATTTGTATACGCTTCTTCTAATCTTTCTTTCAAGTAAACGTACGCTTTTAGAAATACTGATTTGTGCATTGTTTTACTTATATATCGTATCAAGAGCTATGTTTTGATTCACCATATCTTGAACTAATTCAGCTAGAGCGGAAACTTGTTTATCTGTTAATTGATTTATTTGGTCTATTACAAAAACTCGTTTGGCTTTGCTGTCAATATGATTCAAGTCCATAACGATGATACTAAGCCAATCATTTAGTCTTTTACGATATTTTTTATGAACTTCAAAACTTCTAACCGCGTGAATGACTGTTGAATGATTCATTGATTTTCCATTCTCTTCATAAAACCTTGCGATGTTTGTAAGTGTGTTTTTTTTGTATTTGTATAACAGTGTGCTTAACAGAGACCTTGCTTCAACGACTTCTCTTTTTCTTGTATTTTTAAACACATCTACGTTTGTCAATCTCATTACTTCTTTTGCTATTTGTACGTTGTTTTTTTTCATAATGTTTTTGTATTAGTAATTTATAATATTCCCGTGATGATGTAGTCATCTAAATTATATTCTTTTTTTTCAAA